GAACGAATCCCTGTGCAGAAATAAGTCTCAGAAATCAAGAGTTCTGTAATTTGTCGGAAGTTGTGGTACGAGCAGGTGATGATTTAGATAATCTGTTTAAAAAGATAGAAACAGCTGTATGGATAGGAGCTATACAGTCCTGTTTTACGCATTTTCCGTATTTGAACGAAAGCTGGAAAACAAACTGTGATGAAGAACGTCTCCTAGGTGTATCGTTTACTGGAATTATGGATAACCATTCGCTTTTGTCCGATGATGCGTTAAGGGCTATGAAGCGTAAAGCTATTAAGGTAGCTAAGCATGCTGCCGAAAAACTTAACATTAATACTCCAGCAGCTATTACTTGTGTAAAACCCTCCGGCACTGTATCTCAGCTTGTTAACTCTGCCTCCGGAATACATACTAGATTTGCAAAATACTATAGAAGGAGATATAGGATATCTAGTACAGATCCTTTATTCAGAATGCTGTGGGACCAAGGACTTAAAATGTCCCCCGAAAATGGACAAAGAGAGTCTGACTGGGAAAAGGCTGCAGGAGGAGATCCTGCTGCCTGCAGCATATACGAAGAAAATATGAGCTGGAGTAATGACAAAGTAATGACCTGGGTGGCTACGTTCCCTATCGAGTCACCCAAAGATTCTATAATGCGGTCTGACATGACTGCCGTCGATCAGCTAGAACAGTACAAGAGGCTACAAAGAAACTGGTGTGAGCATAACGCTAGTTGTACTATTTATGTTCAAGACAATGAATGGTTTGAAGTAGGCAATTGGGTGTATGGTAATTGGGATCTAATCAATGGAGTATCGTTTCTTCCATACGATGGAGGTAGATATGAGCAGGCCCCTTACGAGGAATGCACAGAAAAAGAATATAAAGAACTACTTGCAAACTTGCCAAGAATAAATTATGGTAAACTTAGCATGTATGAAAAAGAAGATGGCACCGAAGGTGCCAAAACTTGGGCATGCAGCGGAGATAAATGCGAGTTAATTTAGGCTTCACCGTTCTCCTTCTTCCTAGGGCCCCGCTAGTCCCCACTGGCGGGGCCTTTTTATAGGAGAAGATAAATGAGTCGTAGTGTAAAATATATGTCTAACGCATTTGCGAAACTTATACATAATGAGGATGCCGCCGTTAAATACATGTATAAGAACCAGCAATCACTTATGAATCACTATTTTGCTCTAGTGGCGCAAAGGGGTCGGGGGTGTCCAAATGCTAGGATTTGCTTAAGGCTGGCATTTGCGAATGAGATGAAAGAGAATAAAGATGTCTTCGATAAATCACTTCGGTCCTGGGGTTACTGTTCCTGATGAGCCTAACAATCTTCCTGCGCCCCTTCCTGAACCCAACAGCATAGCTATCTCAGGCAACAAAGCATTAACCGAAGTACAAAAAAACAATATAGCTAAATACGAAGAATCAGTTAAATATGGTTTTACTCCTATGGCTGGACCTATGGTGTGTAGGGATGATAAATGCCCATACTTCGACAAATGCCCATTAGTGAGGAATAGTATAGATAGACCTATGGGCGAGGACTGCCCCGTAGAGGCTTTTCAAATAAAACAATGGACTGAACAATTTAGTGCGGCTGCGGCCATAGATCCAGATGATCCATCTTCCGCATATGACAGAATGTTAGTGGATCAAATAGTATTCCAAATGACGCTTGAGGCAAGAGCTGCTATGCAGCTTGCTCTTGACCCAAGAATAGAAAGAAAAGCAGTTAGTGGATATAGTCCTACTGGCCAGCCTTTTTACGCTACAGAAAATTCAAAGGCTGCAGAATTTTATGAAAAATTAGTTAAAACAAAACTTAGGATTATGCGCGAGCTACTAACTACAAGAAAATCTAAAGCGGATGCAGCTTCCAAGGGATATGCCGATCCCTCAAAAGTCGCTGCGCACCTTATGGAGAAGGCAAAGAAAATACGTCTTGCTTCGCAACATTCTGATGGCAGCGTCAGCGCGACAGAAATAGAAATGCATGAGTCTAGCCCCAAAGCCCCAGAAGTATTTGGTGAATAATGGATGATTTAAAGTATACCTTTCTAGATTTCGATTTTGAAACTGTAGGTTTTGAAAAAGGAGAAGTCCTAGACATTTGGATGGGCTCTCGTCGGCTTACCCGCAACAAAGGGGCGTCGCTCACGAGACCAAATACTCCAAATATTATAGAGATATTTGGGCAAACAGAAGAAGATTCTATTCATATAAAAACACCGTTTTATGACGGTAACGAGCAAGCAAAAAAATTAGCAGAAGAGATCAGATACGAGTTTCAATATAAAGATACTACTGCCGACCTGGAATCCGGCGAAGTTAAATGGAAAACTTTAAGCCATGAACAAATTAAAAAACATATTTCGGGAGAAGAAGTTCATCCTCAATTGGCTAGCAGGGAAGGAAGATTCCAAACTAGCGACACGGCTAAAACCAGGGATGCCTTGCATGGATTGTGGTCTTTTGGTCCTTCTGAGCCAAACCGGGCACAGTGGGATACCGGGATAACCATTAGGGGTAGTACGCTAAATAGAAATCTAGCCGAAAATCTATTTGATATAGAATCACAATCTGAGGCGATAGGAAAAGGACCAGATAGGGCGGCAGCGCTACATAGTTTTGTTGATTATATATCGGGGGCCAAAGAGAAAGCCGCGAGCGAAGGTAAGACGCTGGCTATGCGGGCATGGAATGCGCCATTCGATATGCGTGTTTTTGCACAAACCATAGATGAAACGGGAGATGAGGACTTACTCCGAAAATTTACGAGATTATTTGATGAGTCTGGATCGATTAGATTGGTTGAAGCTTCAGATAAATTTAGAGATATTATGTTTGAGCTGACTAAAAGAAGTGACAAAAACCATTTTATGAATTTGGACCACGGAGCGATTCAGAGAAGTTTAGGCAATAGTACTGAGTTAAGAGAAATCGCCGACCGGGTATACGGCACTCTAAGTGGGCAAGTCACTGACGGTTTACCTTCGCAATATATTAAGGAGAGTACGCTCCTTGGCAACTTAGCCGAGAGAGTCAAAGAGGGTGAGGGACGTTCTAGTCAAACAGTCGCAGATATAAAAGCTGAAATTATAGGCAGGATAACTGGACAAAATCAAGAACAGGGCTTTAGAGATTTCGGCGGGCATCTTGGCAATGTCCAGAGCAACGAAGGAAAAATAGTTGATGCTGTTGCTGAGTTATTACATAATTTAATTAATCCATTAGAGGAACTTGGTCCCACAGAAACTCTCAGAAGAAGTATGCTTGAGATACGTGCTCTTGATCAAGCAGACCTGGCAAATGAAATTATGCAAAGAGCCGTAATGCCATCCAGCCCAGGCAGGATAGTTCCCGGCCTTCTATTAGACTTTGGCTCTCCTCCCCCTGCCCCCGAAGGCACCGCACTACATCTTGTTCACAAGCATCTAGGGAATGCGTTGGGCGGAACTTTACCCGACTTCATGGGCGGAGCTACCTTAAGCTCGGGGAATACTGGTCTTCTCGGAAGTATAATGACCGCCAAGGACAACTATCTCGAGACTATAAATGCTGGTGGGCCAAGTGGACCTTTGCAAGAGATATTTGGTTTGATCGATGACAATCTAGCAGTTCAATTAAATACGTTAGAAACAACAGGAGGACACTCAGCAAGTATTGATGTTGACAATATGGCTAGAATATTAAGAAATGTGTTAGATCAGGGATATAAAAATATAGCGGATCCTGATGTTCAATCCTTTATGAGCGATGTATTTCATGAAAATGTAATTAAAAGCAGCGAGGATCGCCTTGCTCAGAAATATGGAACATGGGGTGAGCTCGATCCAATAGTTCAGGGAAAACTAGCATCTCTCGTTGGAAGAACACCAGAAGAAGTCATGGATCCTTCGGCAAAGAATCACTCTGGAAAATCAGGCATAGTGGGGAGCGTGGATCCGGGATTTCGAGGTAAAGCAAGTATTTTTGCAAAGTCTGCATTTGTTCTTTCGGGGATCGTTTTAATAGCAAACAGGACTGGAGATATAAAGGACCAGGGGTCGAAGTACAATACGTTGGAGGGCATGTCTCCTTCTGGAGATCCGCTCTTGCACTCTTTTGGTTCAGGAAATAGCCATATGAATAACATGGCTATAAATAATTTGATATATAACTTCGATATAGGCTCAGATACGCTTAGGTCTTCCATGCTGGGATATAAGGGAGACCAATTAGCCAATCAGCTTATTGGTAGGGAATTATTTGATGATTATACAAATTCCTCAGAAAGAGGAAGTATAGTCCACGGTATTATTGAGCAAGAGTATCTGCAGAAAAAACTTGCACAAAATACTGAACACTATATCTATTCTTCTGAGTTAGATGTCGCAGGACACGTTGACATAATATTAAATTCCGGTGTTCCGCTAGAAATTAAGACTGTAGCCGACTTCGATGCGTTGAAGGAATTATCATACCCTAAAGACAAGCACGTATCTCAAGCGAACTTTTACGCGTATGCATTAAACCAACCATACGCACTGATAGGTTATGCTGCGAGAAATGATCCTAGCAAAATAAAATATTTTAAAATTGACGTTAATATCAAAAGACTTATGGACGAGGTGGCGATAGTTAGAAACGTCGCAACTAATCTTAAGACGCAGGGATATCAGATTAGCACATATCCTGTATATCAGCAGTCTCAAGATATGATTAGAAATATGACTCAGAATAAGTATTCAAGAAATCCAGGTGTATATACTTCTATGCAAAATGGGCTAGTGCATTCAACTGAACGAGAGAATCAGTATTCTGCCATAAAGGGACTGGGCGACTATAAGAAAAGAAATAAAAACACAAATGTATTTAGAGGCACTGACCCCAGGGTAGCTCAAAAGAAGTTCAGAAATCGTAGCTCTGAGGGCAGGGGGCCTTCGGGTAATAAAACAAATCATCTGTTTGCTGGTATAATAAGAAGTAGCCCCAGAGAAAGCGGATACCATCCAGGATCTAGGGCAGAACGTACAGCGACAGCTACCACGTAGGAGATAAGATGGCCAGACATACCATAATACAGGACTACATGGGTAAGAAGATGGGTGACTTTTTATCCGGCGTGATAGGAGATTTAAATCCCATATCGGTAGCTAGGGGACAACAAGCATCAAAGAATAGTATTACTGGAAATGTGAAAGCTATCAAAGACCTGATGCTAACCAAGAAGGGGAAGGGCATGTCGCTATCTGATTTTTTTTCCGGTAAAAGGATACACACAGACATGCAGTCCGGCAATAAAGCTAGATTCGGCCGAATAATAAGCGATGGAAGCGATGATGCTAGAGCATCCGTAAGGGCGGTGGCCGCGGGTACGATAGCTGCTTACGGAGCTGCCCCGGTACTACTCGGCGAGGATAATATAGTAAGTAGGACAATAGAAGGTGGAGCAGCTATTGGTATGCACGCAGGAATAATTGCGGCTTCAATAAGATCTGGTGGATCTGGACCAATGTTCGGTGTTGGCTATGCGGGGTTTGCAGCAGTTAACGCTATACGTCAGGGTAATAATTTTGGACCATTCTAAGGAGTAATAAACATGGGTAGAGTCGCAACAATAAAAGCCCTCCTCAAAAATACCATAGGTGTTGCTAATAGGGGAGCAGAGGCCGCTAAAAGAGTATCGAAGTCGCTAGACAGTTACAAGGCTTCACCCGGGAAATATACGGGCTATTCTGCTAGAAACTTCGATTCCGGTATTGGGATGCTAGGCTTTGGCGCCGGAGCACATGTCGCCGGCACATCTTTTCAAGATGCATTCGGTGATCAACTCTCACCTATGCAGAACTTTCTGGTGGGTGGAGCGACAAAGGCCTTAACCACTGCGGCTGCAATGAGGGGTTTTACTCATTTTGGCAGAGCCGGTATGGCAAAATTCGGAGGTGGGAATGAATTAAGGACGCTAAAGAAAGATCTACCCGGTAGAAAGAAACTGGACAAAGCTAAGCGAAGGGCCCAAAAGGCCGCAAGGATACAAGACGACTTAGATCAAGACTTCCACGCAACTGGGGAAGCCCTGAGAATCGGCCTTAGACCAACCGAGCGTGTAGTCGCATGGCAACATGGTGGCGCCTACGGGACTACTCTTACAAGACATAGGGGCATGCCAAGGGCTACACGTAAGACTGTCGATAGGCTCAATCGTACCCAAAAGGGCGGAACACTATTACGTGAAAAACCCGTCAAAGTCGATGGCGTAAAGCAAAAAAGTAATATGGAAAAGGTGAAAAATGTACTTGCTGTAGAGCGGGCCCAAAAATTTAGCTCTCTGGGTATTCTGGCGAAAGGCTTCGCACTTCCCGGAATGTTACTAGGTCCCATGCTAGGTAAAGGTACATTGGGTAAGGTGAAAGACCCGGTAATGAGCTTCATTGGAAAATCCATGCCATTATCAATATATGGAGGAGCTCTTGCCGGCATCGGTGGAGGTATCTGGAGTCGCAACCGTGGAAACGGTTTGGGCCCCGTCGCTGGACCCAGGAGTAGACAGAGTAGAAGTTTTTCAAACATAAATCATAACGCAACCCTTAGTGCACATGGAATGAATTCAAATGTCTTACGATAGAATAATTTCGACTGCTGGCTTCCAGCCCTTAACTTCGGCGTCAAGTACTGAGAATATGGGCTTCGGCCATATGGCTGCCGACATAGGGATAGCTATTGGCCTAGAAAGTCTTGGTGCAGGACTAGCTGGGTATCAAGGCGGATTTGGTGGTGGTAAACCTTTAATGGGGATGATAAAACCATTTTGGACAGGTAGATTCACATCAGATGGTGTCCATCGATCCGGCATCGAAGTACTAAGAAGACAAGCGGCTTCAGTGGATGCAATCCTCCAAGGCAATGCGCCACCACGCAGAGGCAATTGGGACGCTTTTGATGATTTACATGATAATACCTATAAGACTATGGACCGGAAGCAGATGTTTGAACGAATCCAGCGTCTTCGGGAGAAAGCAAGCGAGAAATATGAGCCGGGGCATGCAAAAGCCGGAAAATATAAACATGGCGGTAAACTCCATGGAAGAGCAAAAGCTCTAGGTACTACACTTGGTAAAATAAGCATAGGGGTAGCTTTAAGGACACTTAGTCGCGCTTGGGTAGCTAACGACTTATTTTCTATGGCGCTTGGAGGCGCAATGGCGGTAACCCAGGGGTTGGAGACGTTTCAATATAATAGAGCTGCCGAAGAGCCTTCAGCCTGGGGAACAGACATAGATCTAGGAGCTGGCTTCGCAGAGACAAAAAGTAGTTTTACTCAAAGGCAGCGAGCCATGCAAGCCATACATAACTCGCAAATGAATACAAGGGCCGCAATGGGCAACGAAGCGACATTCATGCATGTCTAAAGAAAAGGAAGAGTCTCGCGAAATCAGGATCGCGGGTGAAAAACCTATTAAAATAGGTATTGATCATAGCGAAAACTATATACCTATGGATAACTACAAGGACAATAACTATAAACCTATAATCAAAAGGGATTGTCATTTCTGTAAAAAATGCGTAAGCTACTATAAAGAAATGCACGATAACGGAATAACCTCTGAGCCATTCATGCCTGCCTGTGAAGGCGACTATCGACTGCTAGCCAAGAAGATGAAAGATCAAGGCTTATCTGACGAAGAGTTACAGAGCTACAAGATACTACAAGACCCAGTCGCTTGGGCTAAGTTCGAGTTCGATTGGGAAGCCAGATGGTATCAGGAAGAGATTATGCGATGTTCATCTCAGTTTAAGGCGATACGCGCAGGACGTCGTGTCGGCAAAACTGAAGCGATGAGCGTTCTTGCTCTTTGGAAATTATTTACTAATGGTGGATTAATTGATAGACAATTTGAGATATTAGTACTCGCCCCGTATCAGCCACAGGTCGCAAAGATTTTTGACACTATGCGTGATTTTATACGTCGGTCCTCTACACTAAACATGCCAGGCATGATCAAGAGGAATGTCCTTAATCCACAAATGATTGAATTCAGCTCAGGTGGAGTTATCCGAGGCTGGTCTTCTGGCGCACATTCGGGCGCAAAATCCGATAAGGTTCGCGGCCAAGACGCAGACTTTATCATCATGGACGAAGTTGATTATATCAATGACAGCGACATCGAAGTAATCATGGCGATAATGGCTTCTCACCCGACTTGCGAACTCATTGTCTCGTCCACACCTACCGGAATACGAAAAAAACTTTATAACTGGTGCTATGACAAAAGCCAGGGATTTAAAGAATTTTGGTTTATATCTGCTGAGTCTCCTAGTTGGACTCCAAAAGTAGATCATATGTTTAAGCAGAACTATTCACAAACTGGATATAATCGAGAATTTCTAGCCGAATTTGGTGACGAAGCAGAGGGTGTGTTCCGAAGTGAGGATGTGAACAGGACTCTTGCCGACTATACCTATGAGGATTGTATTCCGCATGCTGAGTCTAAATATGTTATTGGAGTCGATTGGGGTAAAACTACGGGTACGCATATCGTCGTGGTAGAGTCTATGAATCTTGATGGCAAGATAATATATAAGTCTGTTGAAAAGCATATAATAAGAACTCAGGAATTTCAGCAAATAGAAGCTATAAAAAAGATAATGGATCTAGATAAAAAATGGGGTAATCAAACTGCATTTATTTATGTGGATGCCGGGTATGGACATGTCCAAGTTGAAATGATGTGGAAATATGATGTAGACTATCCGCAGGAAAGAACTAGATATAAAGAGCGCGTTAAGCCCATAACAATGAATAAGAACATAGAAATATCAGATCCCATTAGTGGGCTTCCCATTAAAAAACCCGTGAAGCAATTCATGGTTGATGCCTCGTCTAGGTCAGTAGAAATGAGACAGATTATATTTCCTGCCTCCGAAGATACAACAACGCGGATAGTTCCTAGCGAAATTCCTTTCGCAAATATTGGGATTTTGCAACAAATGAGGAACTTTAAGATTGTAAAATATAGCCCCACAGGCGTGCCCACCTATTCTCAAGACTATGAACATACACTCACGGCGTGGATGCTTGCGATTATGGGTCATATACTTGAGTTTAGTGATATGAAAAAAATAGAGTACATTATGGATGTTGCGTATTCTGTTGGATTCAGTAGTGATTCTGATCAGGATCAGCAATTCCCAGAACTTGCCAAGCTAGATAAAGAGGTTGGATTAGACGAAGCTAAATTATTCCAAAAGAAAATGCAAAAAGATTTGAAGCCACAAAAAAGGTCCGATGAAGATCAGGGAGAAAATTTGATAGCTGGTTCAGATATAGGGCTATATGTTTCCAGACGTCAAACTATTGTCAGAACTAAGGGCGAGTCGATAAAGCCTAGAACCGGCTATTATGGGAAAAGCCCTAGAAGTAATTATCGGGGCAGGAGAAATATATAATGGGTTTATTCGCTAAAAAACCAGGCAAGTATAAGAAGGAAAGGGTCCTTCAGGATAATTTTAACAAGCCGGTTAGAAGAGAAAATACGAATCAAGAGGATCTTGCCGAAGAGCTTGCTAAAAATACTTTCGGACCTATCAAAAGAAATATAGATCTTGCCAATAAGCTCCTACCATTATTCGAAGAAAAATGTAGAGCCACTCATATCTTTGTTCCTGAAATTATGACTGAAGTTAGATCGGCAGTCAAAAGAAAAGATAGTTCAAACATACTGGGTGATAAAATTAGTTTTGCGCTATTTTTAACCTGCATCAAAAAATACGAAGAGCTAAAGATAGAGTACGCATTAACTATACAAGATAGTATTTCCGACAACCCAGAAATGGCCGCGAGATCTGTAACTAGATTAAAATCTAGAGTAATTGCAGGTATCTCGGAAGAGGATTATCTGCTATTTGTATCTCTTTGGTTACTGAACTATTCAGCTTCTAAGTACCAGCAAATATTTAATGTCCCGATGGCCACGAGTATCGCGAATAAGCACTCTGAAGGAGCTGGGGCCACAGCTCAGGGCGTAGCTATTCTAATATCCGCCACTGCTTTTGCTACAGCCGTTGATACGATATATGAAAATTTAAATGATTTATATAATTTAAGGCGCACAAATGTCCATACCGATGAAACTCCAATTTTGGAGGGCAACAGATTAGATCAGCTTGCGCTTAAAAAAGTATCTGAAGGCGACTACGAGACGATACTTAATTTCGCCGTGCGATACATATATTCATCTGGAGATCAAAAATATGATCCTTGGATAAATTATCTAACAACAAGACAAACCAGAAACGCGTCTATAGATGCGTATAAATATTATCCTGCGTATTCAAAAGAGATTTTTTTAAAGATAAATTCTTTTTCTGATAAAGACGATCACGATACAGACTATGTCCAATCAGCATTAAGTGAAGAATTCGATCAGAGATTCGCAGAAAGGTTTAGATATAATACTAATGGACTAATCGGGCTTAGTCAGACATTGCAGAAGTCCGCCGCCAGAAACAATGCATTCTTGTTAACCGCAGGCCAAAGCGCTAGTTACCGTATGAAAAAGAGCCAGACTTGCTGCCTAGTCCGGATTCTCACTCTCTCTACACAAATTACAAAAAGAGATATCAAGATAATGCGGAGTCTTTTGAGATGTGCGTCATCATCAATAACAATAACCGAAAGTGAGAAGGCAGGCATTACTATAGCAGATCTAAAGGCTTTTGACGGTATAAATTATGCAGTCACATATGCTAGATCGGTATTTGCCTCGCTATTAGGTCAACTAGGGAATAATATATATAACAATATAAATGATAATGTGGAACGAAGTATCGGAGTAAAGTGTTTAGCATTCTTCAATTTACAGCAGTTATTTATTGAAGAAGCAGAAGCCCTCGTGTCGAAGTTTAACAATGAGTCCAATATGGTTTTTGGAGATGAGTACAGAAGGTATTTGAATTCTGACAATACCATAAAAGAAAGATATAGGCTGCGATTGCTGAATGACACCCAATATATTCTCTCTAGGATATTGGATGAAGCCCTATATGAATGCAGTGATATATCCGATGATATCGCTGATGAGAACATCAATGCCACAGTAAGCGGTTTGGAATTACCCTCAGAACAGTATACAATTGATATTCCAGAAGATGTGCTAGATGAATACTTCTCGGATAGTCAGCCGATACAGCTGAACACAAAGTCTAGCCTATTCGAGGATCGTTCGAAGCTCTTTATACCTGCGATAGATAGGGTGGGTGGCTTAGAAACTTCCGAGGAAGTTATTAGAAATATACTAAGAACTTGTAAAATAGAACTTAGCACAGAAGAAATAAAACGGATGTTAAAGGATACAGATGGGACTTCTAGGTAGAGTTGCCGCGCTTTTTTCTGCAACAAAGGTAGAGCATGAAGATATTAAGCTTGCTCAGGGCAAGAAATCTGAGTCGATAGGGGAGGCGATAAAGACCTCTCCGAGACAAGCAGTATCTACACTTTATTATAAAACAAGCTTATCCGCAAGAGGGTATCCGGGTTTATCTTCGGGATCTGAAAATGGCTTCATTTCTCCGATGTATAACTTAGGCGAAATAGGTAAAACTTTAGATATTGAATCTTATTTTGCTGCCTCGATCAGAAGGCATAGAGAACTAGTAATGAAGGAGGGATGGTATCTGCAGGGTAAAGACAACGAGACCATCTCTTACGTAAAAGACAGGCTTGCAGAAATAGAACTTATAACTGGTGAACCTATCTCCGCAATAGTCAGAGAGCTTTTAACTAATCTCATTGCATATGGCAACTCAATGCTGATACTCAAAAGAGATCCGTTAAGATCTAGTGGCTCATCTATAAGAATGTTTGGTAAAACAATGCAGCCTATATCCGGGCTGTATCCTTCAGATCCCACGAGTATGGCTGTTAAAAAGAATGAGTTCGGTAGACCGATGCAGTGGAAGCAAAAACTTTGGGATGCCCAAAAGGAAAAAAAGTTTAGTTCATCAGATGTAGTGCACTTCACACTCGACAGAAAATCCGGATTTACATTTGGCACACCCTATATAATTCCCGTGCTCGAAGATATTAGGGCTCTCAGAAGACTTGAAGAGCTAGCAGAACTCGTAACACACAAGCACACTTTTCCTCTGTTTCATGCCAAGGTTGGGACTAAGGATAAGCCCGCGGGGTATGTTACTGCGCCGGATGGATCCAGTTATTCAGAAGTAGATATGATCGGATCACAAGTCGATGCACTTCCTCCGGAAGGCGGCCTTGTTACTACGGAGCGAGTGGAAATAAATATGCTTGGGACTGAGGGGCAAGTGTTAGACCTCCAGCCATATTTAGCTCACTTCGAAGCCAGGGTTTTAGGTGGGTTAAGGTTATCCGGTATCGATCTAGGTCGAGGAGATACTGCCAACAGAGCTACTGCCCAGACAGTCACAAAGAGCTTAGTCGACGCATGTTCTGAAATACAGAATGTATTTGCAGAAATATTTACGGCTAAAGTTATTGACATATTGCTGTTAGAGGGCGGGTTTGATCTTAACAAAGAGACCAGAGTTGTCCTAAAATTCCCCGATATTGATCGTGAGGAAATGCGTGCGCATCAAAATCATGGGATACAACTATTTTTACAAAATGCCATAACGCAAGACGAGCTTAGAACTGAATATCTGAACAAAGAATCATACCTCGATAAAGATCGAAAGAATACTTTCCATGAGTTGTATACCAAGCCGTTGACTGAACTTAGCGCACAGAACAAGAGTCGTTCAGAAGGATCATCTAACGCGACTGCTAATAAATCTCGTCCAACTAATCAGCATGGTACCGCCAGCACTAAAAAGGCAGTCGCTCAGAATAGTGAAGTATCTAAGAAGTTATATGATGAGTTCGGATATTCTTGGGGAGAAATGTGCGATGGGATATGCGATCTTACCAATAATAGCGTTAAGTATAATAAGATAGTTAAATCCGAAGATATCAAAAGATGCCTAATCGCTAAAACAGAGATGATGGTTGCAGACGCGAAAAAATATTTACTTTCTGAGATAGAACGCGGATGTAAGAAAGCAAATCTTGATATTAACTCCAATAAGTTATTGACAAAAGATGATATATCTGGCTTCATATCTAAGCATATACGTATACCGTTGATAAAACTCAACCGTAAGGCTATGATAATGTTAAAGATAGATCTCGAAAGGGACTCGAAGATAGATATCGATCTATCGAGAATTAGTAGCATATTTGATGTGCTAAAAACGGAGCTAGAGGGAATTGCTGTACAGAATACGGACTTTTCATACAAGTATGGTTACCTAATGATTTTAGAAAAGAATGGGATAGATAAAGTAAAAATCATGACTACAGATGATGAAAATATTGAAAAAATTGAAATAAAAAAAATAAATGAGATTAAAAAAAGAGACGTCTCAAATTATTTTTTAAATAACATATCGATAGGTTTAAGTCGAGAGGATGTAGCGAATGAATAGGCAAATCCGATTCACTGATTTATTTGGTATGCCAGACAGATCTAACGTGTTCTCAGATGCCGCCAATCTCTTAGAGGATTTATATGGTTCAAGCAACTCGCCCACTTTTAGAGTTGCCATCAGAGCTACCCACGCGGGATATCTGCTAAATAATCGTGTCTACCCCGGTAAGGGGGTAAAGGCTGGAGCTCCCACCTGGGTTTCAAAAGACAATGGCGGAACAGCCGGATATGATAAACCTTTTCTTAAGCATCACGAGTCTAAATCAGAACCAATAGGTAGAGTAGACGCCCAAAAGTTTGTTCAGCTATGGGACGATGATAAATTCAGCAATGACTGGAAACATCCTGATCATGGAACAAGTATGGGTTCGGGGTATATACTTATCGGAGGTAGCATATCCGATAGAGATGCTCAACAAAAAATATTGGATGGCAGATATAAAACTGTTTCTACTGGTCAAACCAGTAATAAAGCTAGATGCTCTATATGCGGATACGATTGGTTAAATGATTCTAAAGAAGAAGAAATTTGCGAGCATAGACCTGGAAGTGTTTATGACGTAGATGGAATTAAGTATAGAGCTTATCTAGTCACTGGTAAAATGAAGTACCTAGAATGCTCTTTTGTTAACCATCCCGCCAACGAACTTGCCGGAATACTCAGTGCAGACTTTGATAGCTCACTTGTTCCTGAGTCTAGAGAAGAGAATGTTGAGGTTGTCACGGCAGATTCCATGGGAGGGCTTTGCTCTATTGCCTTAACGGACTCTGATGGGAGAATCACTGAATTGATTAGATCAGAAGATAAAAAAGATGAACTACCTTACGGAGCAGACAACATCAGAAATTCCGTAAGAGTCTCAGTCCCAGAAACGTTTAAAGAGGCTAAGACAGCACAATCTTTAACTAAAAGACTTGAAGCCATTGAAGGAATTTCCAATAAAAAGTATGAACTGGAGGAAGATTCCGACAGAGACAAGATCAAATTTGCTTTTTTAACAGAAAATGCCATCAAGAATATCGATGTCGATAAAGTAAAAGAAACTGTAGAAAAACACTTTAATCAGCTTTTAGATAAATTTAAAAATGACGGAAGGGAATCAGAGGAAGCCATGAGCGACCAAACTAAAAATAATGAGCCCGAGGTAGTTGCTGAGGACACCCAGCATGTCAAATCCCCTGATGGCTCCGACAGAACTTTAAACATTTTAGAAACTGCTTTGGCAGATAGCCAGATCAGGACTGCGGAACTTGAAGCAGAGTTAGCGAAAGCAAAGCAATTATATGATACCAAAATTGGTGAGTATAATGCTTTAATGGACCAGAATGCTAGTCTTAATGAACAATTTAAGAAGCAGCTTTCTTCTCAGCTTGTGACTATCCAATTGCAATTGCAGAAACCTCACGTCAAATCGATTAAAGACAGTGAGACTTTTGCTGAAGCAATTGAAAAGGTCGCGACTAGAAGTGTCGAAAGCCTAAGAGACAGCATCGAGGATCTTGTGCCTGAGCTGGCAAGTAGCTTTAAGACCAAAGGACTTCCTTCTTTTATAAAAGACCGTACAGAGGAAAAACCTCCAATTGTGCGTTCTATGAAAGAAGAACTTGTCGTTAATCACAAACAAGAACAAATTGATCCTAGAGATCAAATTTAATAAGGAGACCTTAAATGGCAATCCGAATTGCACGAGGCTACGAAAAGATCCATCATCCTTACCAGGAGCTTTACGAAGGTGTAAGACCTTCTATCCAGGGTCTTAGAGCCGCAAAATTTCTTCCAATTTCAATGCTAGACAAGCTTCATGACGATGACCCCATTGTTTTGTTACCAGGTACTTTTGTTGGTAGACTAAATGACACTGGTCAGTTTGACGCTACTAACCTCTTCACTACCGCCGAAGTAGGCGCAAGAGCATTAACTCCAGCCTGTTGGGGAAAATACACTGTCCAGTACACTTCTAAGGATAGTGATTTTGGAACCCATAACATTGATGATGCCACTGCTGCAGGCGCTGCGGTAAATGCTGACGGAACCGATGAGGGCGCTAGTACGATGCTTGTACAAAACATTAAGCCCATCGGTGTCTTGACTGCCCCTGTTTACTCTGAAGTCCTTAAGTCTAAATACACAAATTACAAACGCGACTTAATGCCTTCAATCTTGATGGGTAATTACTCTATCGTAATGCCCGCCATAACTACTGCTGAGCTTGACATTGAGCCCGGTGACATTGTTAGAGTCGCTGGAGACGGTACTAGTACTGGAAACCACAAAGCCACCAATAAGGCATACAACGTTGCCGCGATTACTCCTGGCCGCCTTACTACTTGGGATGGTGCGACAGCTTCTGCCAATTACGTTGTTGGCCGTTGTATCGATAAGTACAAAATTGCTGGCGGCGGAGGCAGTGGAACTAGACTTTCTGCTAAACTTGCCGCAGGAACTACTCTTACTAATCTTAATAGTGACCATCAATTCAACACCCTGAAAAAGGTTCAGACTGTTCCTGGCCTTGGCCTTAGTGGCTCCGGTACTCAGGGTATCCCCGCAATGTTCGAGCATGCAGTCTCTGATTCTGCTGGAGACTATTTTGCTCTCGTGATCAAAGTTGATCTGTAAGGAGATAACAAATGAGTGATAGATTGATTGGAGTCGACGAGGGCGCCATTGAACGGTGCTTTGATGAGGATCAGAAGGATACCATCCTTCGCCTTGTCGAAGATACCGAGAATGGTATCACCCATGCAGTCGACAACGCCATAGCCGATAATCTTGAAGATAAAGGATTCGACGCAAAAGCGCTTAACAGACTTAAGGCTTTTGCTGACGATACTTTACCCAAGAGAGAGTTTGATCAAAAGTTTGACCGAATGTATAGCATTTGGAAAAATAATGGTTCTCTCCCAAGTGCCCCCGGCCATAAGTTTACTCTTGATGACATGATTCAAGCCGATAGTAAGCGTAAAGCTTCTTTCGATTCTGGTGAAACCAAGAAGGAAGAATTTTACGATACACAATTTGCGTTTGAGCAGCCGATGCTTATCCCAAAGGTGATTTCTCAGACTGTTAGGGATGCAATTGAACCAACAATTGCTCTTACTCCCCTTCTTCAGAGAATTAATTTCCAGGTTGGCACGACTCTTACCTTCCCGGCTATGGGCGCATTCACTGCTGCCGATATCCCAGAGGGTGGGGAATACCCAGAACAGACGATGGAATTCGCAGGACAAGTTACTGCGACCATCGGAAAGTCGGGTGTTGCTGTTAAATTTACCGAAGAGATGCTTCGTTATTCTTTGTTTGACGTAATGAGTATGCATCTGCGTGCAGCAGGTCGTGCTTTGATTCGTCATAAGGAGCAGAAGGTGGCTGACATGATCACCACTTCTGGAATTTCCTACATCGATAACACTGGTGCTGCTGCTGGGTCTGTAATGAGTAATGGTCGAGGTATTGATGGTATAAAAAATGGAACCATCACTATCGAAGATGTTTTCCGGATGTACGCTAGTATGGTTGATGACGGATACGTTCCGAATGCAATCGTCATGCATCCCTTCGGATGGCTCACCTTTGCCCTTAACCCCCAGCTTCGCGCCTTTGGTTTTGCTAACAATGGAGAAATGTTCCAAAACTACCAGGGGAAACCTGGATCTGGGGACCTTTTCCGAGTTGGCGGATTAAACCAAGAGACGCAGCTCACGGATCCTGCAGCGATTGCGACAACCTCCAGTAGACTTCCTGCTGGATTCCCGTCTGGACTCAACATCATTGTTTCTCCATTTGTTCCTTACGATGCCAACCTAAACATGACTGAGTTCTGGATGGTTGATACTAACGAGCTTGGAGTTCTTGTTGTTGACGAAGAGGTAGTCACTGAAGAGTTTGATGATCCCGCACGTGACATCCGCAAGATCAAACTTCGCGAGCGTTACGCTGTTGAAAATATCAACAACGGTAAGGCGATTAGAACTGCCAAAGGAATTGTCATCGATAAGTCCATCGATCCTGAGTCTGCTCCGGTGCTTCAGTTCGGTACTGGCCAGGTAACTACGAGCGACTACGCTGGTAACTCGTACAATCCTTAAACAGTAATTTGACATAGGGTTGGCCCGGGAGTAATACACTCCCGGGCATTTTTTAAGAGGTTTAATTTGTCGATAAAAATTTCCAATACTTCTGCTTCTCTCCCCGGGGATAAGCCTATCAAAGTTAATACCTACGTCTCGTTAAACATGAAGCGTAGACAATTTTACGCGTTAGATACTTTTGTTTTATCTCCGGATAAACCTACCGCAAAAGTTACAACCGATGTTTCTGCCGAGGATAGACGTTCAATACAAAAATCTATAGATATGGGTTTTTTAGTTAAATCTAAGTCCCATATCCCATTTATAGACAAACCTACCGATTTAATGCAAGATCTTAAGACGTGCTTAGACACTTGTAAAAGTGTAAAAGATCTGCATCCTAAAATTGTTCCCATAATTTCTGGCAAACTTGCTAAGGACTATGGGGCAAGAGCCATAATCGAAGAGCTTGTCGAATACGAACAAGCGAAACAAGACAGATCTAGAATCCTAGAGTACTTCGAGTTTGCCTTAAGCAATATTCCGGGACCCGGAAAAATTGTTGATACAACGCTTTACAAAAAGAAAATCGATGTTGGAATGCGTACAGCCGAAATAGGAATGCGTGTAGGCGTAGAAACTCCCCCCAATAAAGATTTAATTTAACTAAGGATGTGTGATGCCAGCCCCAACGTTTTCATCGTCGGATCCCATACATGGCGCCACAAACGTTTACTTAAATAAAAAAGTAACTGCTACCTTTAGCGAAAGTTTAGATACTGCTTCCGTATCTGGATCTACGGTCATTTTAAGATCCGTAGCTTTAGATACCGTGATAGATGCTGAGATAAGTGTATCCGGGGCTATCATAACGATAATCCCCTATACCGTGCTTTTAGGTAATTCTATATACAGGCTAACTTTTATTGGTGCAGACCTCTCTCTTCCTACTGGGGCGATACAATCTGGGGGCAATAATTTTGCGACTACTCAAACTATCTCTTTTCAAACAGGAGAACAGCTTGATACCACATCTGTAGCTAAGACAGCAGAAGAGATAGTGCTGGCTGGGGATCTAAACTTACCGTCGGATATTGCGATAGCCTCTTCTGGAATGAAAATAGTCTCTTCCTTGCCGACTAACCACAAGTTTGGCGTTTCAACTACGGAAAACACCATACAAATAAAATTTTCTAATACGATAGATGCTGCGACCGTGACTACGGAAACGGTTCAGTTAGAACAATATGCATTTTTGGACGAAAAGCAGCTATTGGCAAAAGATAAAGTATTTTACATAAATGCTACTGACGCAGATTATTCCGATCTTTCAGTGACTAGAAGTGTATTAGATAAAACTATTACTATAACTCGAGATAGTACTAGAGATTGGATGAACAATTCAACGATAGAAGTCTATTTAGCGTCTACTATCGCAGACACGTCGGGTGATACTCTTGGCACGGCACAGAAAATAACTCTCCATATAGAGCCCTACCCTAATCTTGTAGGGATACGTATGATTAGAAATGAGCTCGGCACTCTTATCCCAAATACTTACCTCGACGATTACCTTGGTTTACGTATATGGCTAAACACAATAGAAGAGTATGAAACTTTAGGTTCTAAAATAGACATAGGCCCTTTTTCAAAAAATAGGGCATTTAGGGAATATATAAAGTATAAGACATGCTTAGATATAATCCAAGACATGCGTGGAGAAAAGGATACAAACGCTGGCGTCAGTAAACAATTAAACGACTTAAGGATTTCCTTCTTCCCTGCTGGAGCGGACTCAGTAGGTCAAAAAGAGAAGATGTTGCATAAGCGCATGGATACTGCCAGAGAGTCCATGATAGGCTATATGAATAGCCCAAGAATTACTGTAATAGACCGGGGGTCAGCCATAATCAGAGGCTCTAGACAGATCAGGGGACCATTCTTGTTTAATCCATTAAGAAATGTCTACGTTTCAGACCCAATACCTGCCGCGAATACATCTAGGGAACGAGACCGACTTATCGCTGGCCTTTCTGATCAGGAGTAAAAATGGCGAATAATCCGGAAGGTGCCGCAAGGGCATTTGGCAGCTTAGCTGCCGTGATAGCACTTGTCGGTGGAATCTGGGGAATGATGAATCAACAGGAGTTGACGCTAAATAGACAAATTGCACCCATTAGAATTAACCAAGAGAATATACTTAATGATTTAAGGGAACTAGAAAACAAATTTCAAAAGCATATTAACGATGGTCACCCTGATTCATTCAATATGCTATTCAGAAGTGAGATAAAGGACTTAACACAAATTAGGCAAGCGATTATTACGCTTCAAGTAACTTTGGCTGAACTTCACGGAAAAACTAAAAAATGATGTTTATCGGGATACTAACAGTTAGTATAATCTGTTTAGTGGCATGCATCGATGCCAGAAGCGTCATGAATCATTGGATTCATTGGTTTTTTCCCGGTTATCCGCCATTTGAGGAGAATAATGAAGACGAATAGCATACTTTTATTTCTTTGTGTATCGCTTCTGTCTGGTTGTGCAATTTTTGGCAAGGAAGCATCGCAGCTTGAAACAGATGCATTTGTCAGGCCACTGGACATCGTTGGTGAGGGCACAGATGCCATAGTCATGGAAACTGGAGAGTTAGCAACTGCTGAAAGAATGGCTCCACTGGCTGCCCCATTCCTTGCTCAGTGGGGGACTCTAGTCGTTGGGGTGGCAGGTATTTTAGCTGGCTGGTATACTAGAAAGAGAAAAGAAGAGCTTGAAGCTTCTTTGAAGGGATCTGAATAATGAAATTTTTAACTTCGTTACTTCCGTTTAGCGGATCTGAATCTAAAAAATCACAGGCGTTTGTCTTAGCCGCGATACTCATTGTAACGGGTAAGCTTTTTGGTTTATCAGAAGAAGCCATGAAGGATACCCTCTATCTCACAATTGCTTATCTCGGAGGCCAGGGCCTAGCTGATTTCGGCAAAGAATCAAAAAAAGGGGACTAAGTAATGGCATTAACTGGAGCAAAAGCTGATAATTTTGAGACTGGCTTACTCAACTATATCTTCCTAGGCACTACCACCAACGTGCACACAGGTACTAATCTTTGGGTAGGTTTGTTCACAAGTAATGCTGGAGTACCGGCGATAGCAGATGCTGCCCAATATGCCGCTCATGAGCCAGACTCTGCCAACGGCTACCAAAGAGTACAGGTCAGTGCCGCGTTTAGCACTGTTGCAGCAAATGGAGCTGGAGATCTTCCGGCATCAATATCGAATGATGCTTTGATGGATTTTGGAACCTCCACTAATTCAGCTGGCTGGGGTAGCGTTACTGGCTTTTTCATCACAACTGGAGCTAACGCACAAGCCAATGGAGTAGGCAATGATGCCATGATGTACTATGGTACATTTGATACTCCAAGGATTGTTTCGACTGGCGATTCAGTAAGAATTAATACCACGAATTTAACGATTAAAGAAAAGTAATTCCAGATAACTAGACTTTATGACGGATCATTTGGGATCATATGATCCTCTAAATGCTCCGTCATTTTTTTTGGCAAAAGAGGATAGAATTGTTTAATCCAATACAAAGGAAATATGGCGAGCAAACTGATATCTATTTTGCCCTGTATACTCAGAGCGGAAATGATACTTTTTACAAAACAACTACTATCGATACGGGAGATATGGTAATAGGGATAGATGGCATTTCGGCGACAGTAGCAAATTCTATTAATACAGCACAAAAGTATTCAAATGGAATTAACGGTATCTATAAAATGACGCTAGAGGCTTCTGAAATGACTGGCAAGCACATAGACATTAGAATAGTAGATGGAAGTACTCCTCAAGCATACAAAGATACTTGTATTTTTATAGAGACCTATGGCCATGATTCTGCGCAGCATAGAATGGATATGGATTTTCCCACCCTAGCACTCAATTTTACTAGTACTGCAGTAGGGAGTACCACGACAGTTGTATGCGATGCTTTAGGAATCACAAGCGATGTTTATATAGATAGGGCAATCATATTTAAGGATGGAACTTTAGATAAACGTGTGGCATTTATAGAAGACTATACTTATAGTACGGGTAACGACAGCTATCTAGCTATAAGTCAAGTCCATACCACATGCGCAAGTGGTCAAGAGTTTTTCATTTTATAATGGCAGGAGAAGCATCTAATGGCTATCGCTCTTGTCCAAAGCAAGGAAGTCACTGCAAGTCTAAGTTTTGATTTTTCTGTAGGTAACCATACTATTAGCAGATCGATTCGTTCTGGAGCTGCGATTACATCGGGCAATATGCTTTTGCTTACTGTCGACATAAGAACTCAAAAGACAGATAGCAACCAAGTCTCATATCCTGACTATATGCCTACAAGCGGTAACTACAATACTACGTTAAACAGTTCTACATGGAACAATCTAGGTTCAAATGCAACAAATGGAATGAACTCGTTATTCACATTTAATAATGCAGAAAGTGGTCTTGGAGACAGACATACATCCTACGCATTTTGGACTGATCAACTATGGGGTAGCTTCAGCAAGACCATAGACGTTCAATTCTATGGGCCCGCCGCTGGACTTTTCTACGGCGGCAAGATCGTTATAAGTTTGACAGAATGGTCTGGTGTCGATAGCGACAATATAAGCTTTTTAAGCAGCTATACGGAAACAGATATAGCATCAGACTTTTCAGAAACCGAGACGGTCTATGTAGAACCTGATGATCTTATACTAGTAAATCATGCGATTGATGATGACAGTGACGACGACAGTACTGTAACAATAGCAGGTTCTTCTGCAACAAAAATACATTCTACCTCCGTTACTGCAGCAGGAAATTTGCCTGATACCTTACGATCAGAATCTTATTATCTTTTGGCTACAAGCGAAGCTTCATCTGTATCTATATCGTATGGTGCTTCGGGGGGCACCGATGAAGTGAATGAGAATAAGGCCATGTATGTTATAAAATTAGGTATGTCCGCAGTTAGAATTTCTGCGACATCTACTGGACTTAGCGCAATTGCTTCAGCAATTTTCGTGTCAATTATTAAAACTGCTAACGAGTTCAAAAGAAAAATGTTAACTGGTATATCCGTCAATGGTGTATCGTCTTCTGGTGGAGGTATGCCACCTCCTATGATCAGGTATAACACTTTTAAAGAACCTATATCGTCTACCCTATTTATATTTAACTCAGGAATGTCTTTGCCTTTTACCGGGGGTACAGACCTGATTGCCGCAGAGTTTTTTGAAGGCATGCTCTACAGAGTATATAATACAACAGCTGCAAAAGATGGACTGAATGCATTTAATGTTAGCCTGGAATGGACACAAGATGTACGACCTTTAGGTGAAAATAATGACGACATAGACGATGCCGAGAGCTCTACATTTAATGCTGGATGGATTACGGATGGAACAGAGGTCGCTTCTCAGGCTGAAATCACAGGTGGTATACATATCTACTACATCAAGGATGATACTCGGATAAGAGGAGTTCCTGGAGATGGTCCATACCTCCTAAGAGTAAAATACGTATTAGAGACGGGACATACATTAGCTGGGGGAGACACCATAAAGGTAGAGTTCTGGGCAAATGCCCATAGCGTTGAAGCCGACTCTAACCCATATGGAGAACAGAATGGCGCAGGGCTTTCGTTGGAGCTACCGAGTAAGCGAATAAAAATAAAAGAAGATAGGTTTGCGTAATGGTTTTATCAGGATCTTACGATAACTATCATTTTGCCGACAGTGTTAATACTGGAGGTGGGAATCAGGCTAGTCAGGCTGGAATTTATTTAGGGACTATTCAAGAAAGTTTAAGCAGCTTGGGTTGGTTTCCAACAAATGACACAGAAAAGGATTTGGCGTATGGCCATGACAGCAACACTATGGATTATGAGAATGCCATAGGTGTTACTTGCATGGAAATATCCTTTTATCTAGATACTTACACTGTGGTTAACCCTGCATGGAGTGGTACCAATAGCGCTCTAAAATCGTATTTAATGTTTAGCAAAATACTCTTTACTGATGGCTCCAATGCAAGAACAACAACGCAGATATGGTTTACCGAGCTTAACGATGGTACCACTAGTCTGTCTATAAATGTAAAAGCCCCTAGCCCGAGCGGCACGACCAATAACCAAACAAAGACAGCTAAATTTATCATTAATAATATCCAGGATTTCCTTAATTTACATCAATGGTATCATTTAGTTATTAGGCTTCACAATCCAACTGGCGACAGATTTGAAGCTGAAATATTGATTGGCAATACAGGTAAAAGTAAGGACGGTACTTCTTCTGGAGTAACCGAATCCATCCTACAAAATCCCTTTGGGCTTGGCAATAGCTCGGTCAATGCCGGATTCTATATACGGTTTGTTGCATTGCTAGAAGATGGTAATCAATTGACCTGTATCGATATGTTTATGGGAAGGAATAGTCCCGCCCATGGAGAGTGTACACTTAGGTTTGCTTTAGGTACTCAAGCAAGCCAAAGTAGTGTCGGCAATAAATTAGCAAGAAACTTCATAGGAGGACTCGCAGAATTCAGGCTTTGGAAATCTAAGCGCAGAGATGCAAGGGCATATTCTGCGTTACAACAAGACAAATTTTTGCCCGTTGTATATGATCAAACTGGTGATTACCAAAATCTTGCACATTGTTTTAGACTAAATCAAACAGGAGTCACAACTGCAACAGACTATACAGATCTAGGAGAGTATAACGCGATATTTACTGATGCTGGATCTTCTCTGGCTTTATCTGAGCCATCTTATTTACCGTATGAAACAGGATATCCATATGACATATCACCCCATGTGGGTGCTACGGGGGAGATACGGTTTGTTACTGCCGAAGCTATTGGGTCTGCCACCGCCCTAGATTTTTTAGGGCAGCAGTTTGCCACAGGTGCTGCGGGTCAGCCTTATTATCGAGAAGCCTTACCCGACAAAGAGCTTAACGCTATTCCTGGGATAGCAGATTTTAACGAACTTGCTAGTGATCAGATCCCCGTTAGAATCGCGATAGACGACTATTATAATGGCCTAAGATATTTGCTGCCTGGAACAGGGCAAGTTCTGCAAGATGATGAAACAAACGCTTATTATTTGCAGACTGTTCCCTTTTATCCTCTAGCTGGAAGAGACGTAGTATATTCGAAATTCTATATAATTGAAAATAATTCACTAATAGGTGGCGGAGATTTTATTAATTATTATGCTAATCCTTCTCACGGTCCTTTCATATATGTAGTGAATGACACCGGTCGAGCTTTTTTTGGAGATTCTAGAGATTTACTGTAATAGGTTAGGAGAGTTAAGGTGGCTTCCGAAATAGGTTCTGTAGTTGCAACGGGCTTCGGCACTGCAAATATAGTATCTAGTATAGGTATTGGCCCAGGATCTACTGCGACCGAGGCTGCGTTTACATATATCACCGATGAAAATTTTATACTTTTTGCAGATTTTTTAGATGAAGGAGAAAGACTTAAGCCCGGAGGAGAGGGCGACCATAGACTTGAATGGCGTGAGGTAGGCGCCGCCGGTGGGTTCGCTACCTTAAGAGCCAATAGTAACGATGGATTATATCTGTCTGCAAGTGATATACTCACAAATAACAATAATGTATCCGCAGCAAATAGGACATACCCCTCCACGAACGATCCTAATGGCGGCAGTTATTTACCAGGATTAAAACAGTTTGACACTCAAGTGGATGGCATCTTAGATGTAAGCCAGGAGATTAAAAATGATTATTCGGAGGGTGCATGGTCTATAAATGTATCTAACGCGACTGCAGGTAAAACATATCAGTTTAGAATAATCGCGGAAGGGAAGAACGGTAACTGGAACGCCCTGTCCTCGATACAGTTTCAGAAGACTCCTGCGGCCGCAAAGGAGTTTACGGGAGATATACTAGGGGATTCGGTATCAAACTCTTTAATGAGTATTGCAAAGCAATTTTCATCAGAATCTATTGGTATATCGGAATCGATAGGATATCTCGCGAATAGTTATGGCGTAAAAGCCATAACTGAAAATGAAGCAATATCGGATAGCACTATAGAGATTAGCATATCTTTTGCAGCAGAGTCCAAGGGGATAGCAGAAAGTACTGCTCAAAATGGATTATCTAAGGCGGTATCTAGCGACATATTAGGACAAGCTGAGCTTAATACGCAAATCGCTTTGTCCAAGGCAGTTACCTCGGAGATATTGGGTGTCTCTGAGACTGCAACAATATTGGAGATGTCCAAGGCAGTTACCTCGGAGATATTGGGTGTCTCTGAAACTGCAACAATATTGGGGATGTCCAAGGCAGTTACCTCGGAGATATTGGGTGTCTCTGAAACTGCAACAATATTGGGGATGTCCAAGGCAGTTACCTCGGAGATCCTTGGGGTAGGATCGATTGAAACTACTCTCAGTGTAGGATTATCTCAGAAAACAGAATCTATCGGAATATCAGAAAGTTTTTCGGCAGTAAGTATCAGCGTATTTGGCGTGGCAGAATCTATTGGGGTATCTGAAAGTTCTTCGACAATATCTGAGTTAGACACAGTAGTTGTGGAAAGTCTGGGAGTTGCCCAAGCAGAGTCTCGAGGATCCCTTTCGTTCGGACTATCCGGATCTATATCCGCGGAAGTTGCTTCCGAATCCGTTGCCTCCTTAAGTATCGCTTCCGATGCCGTATCCCTCGGAGAAGCGCAGTCTATCGCTTCTATCGCGTTACAGGTAAGCTCTTCTGCCCAAAGTATCGGATTTGCAGTATCGGAAAGTATCGTTCGGGAACTTGATTCCATCCATGCAGAAGTCATCGGAATAGCAGAAGTAGATGCTGAGATTGAAAGCTCGAAACAGTACTCTTCTACTGTCGAGGGTCATGCAGTATCTGCCGCCCAGATAGGGCTGCTTACGTTTTCTCGCACTGATGCGATAGGTGTATCTTCGATAGATACTAGATTAGTAAACATATCTAGTGTAACTACTCGCGTCGACGGTATTGCAGATTATGAATCATTGTTATCTAGAACAAGAAGTGTCATTGCCTCCTCCCAGGGGCTATCTATATCTACGGGCTCTATAACAGAAATAGATGTAATCCAAGCTATTTCTGACGGATTAGCAATATCTGAATCAGTCATAACTATTCTAGGTAGCGGTGAGATTGTTAGTAGCGGTAGTTCCGAATCAAATGCTTTGATAGCAAATCAAACAGCCTTGACATCCGATATCCAGTCAGTTGCCACAGCTGAGTTTCCATTTTCAGTAAATTATTCCGTTGTTGGCGAAATAGCTGGAGATGAAGTATCTTCTGCTAACGCGTCTCTCTCAGTTTCCAATGAAGTTGTTGTTGTTGGAGAATCTACTTCTGAAGCGACTGTTAGACTTGAGTTGACATTTGATAATATAGTGTTAGGTGAAACTACTTCTAGCTCAAGAATAGAATTGAGTAAAAGTTTTGCTTCTGATATAGAATCTATATCAGAGTCAGAAAGTATTTTAGTTGCAGAGTTTGCCGGCATTGCAGATTCTGAAGGACTCGCATTAACTCAATCGGCGCAAACGGTTATAGGACTTATATCATCTAGCGCAGAAATAGAATCTCAGGCCATAACACAGTCTGCCATTTCTATTGGCTACAATCTTGTAGGTGAATCCGCGAGTAACTCAGAAATATCCGCGCCCAGAGTTAGCTTAGCTTTTAGCGCAGTAACTGAAGTTTTTTCGCAGGGTATATCTAGCTTAATCGCCGCAATACAACATAATATCTCCGTGAATACTTTATCTGAAAGCATTTCTGTTTCTGATAGCGAAGCTACATATCTGGTTAAGTCTGAAATCATTGGTGTAGCAGAGCGTATAGCATCCTTAACCGTTAGGACCACTGTAGACGTAGTAGTCGATTCCGAAGGTAGTTCTGAGTCTGTCGCAAAGATAATTGCACAGTATGATGTTGCACAGAATATAATTGGTATTTCCGAGATAACATCAGTTCTTACTAAGGAAGTAATTGAGCTATCAGGATCCTGCGAAGGAGTTTCTGAATCAAGTTCTTATTTAGAGCGGGCACTACAATTCAATTCTGAAGTACAGGGTACTTCTGAATCCAATTCTGTTATAAGAGAAATAGAACCCCTGAGTAGCGTAGTCACCAGCGAAGCAGTGACAGAATCGCAACTAGGCTTAGACGCTTTTGTAAGAATAGAATTAATCGGTGTTTCTGAGTCCAATGCCAACGCAATTGCTTCCACAGAACTTATATCGGAAGCTATATCTTACAGTACTTCCGAGTCTAATAGCGCACTCAGTATCGGCCTAGCCTCAAGTATTCAATCTCTTTCAGAAGTGATTTGCTCATTAGATATAGTCGGAATAATAGAGATGTCCTCTGAGATATCTAGCCTATCTGAATCTATAGCAGATTTAGGAATAGATAACTCCCTACTGGTCGAGTTTATTGGTGACGCAGAGATAGAAAGTGCTATCGGCTTAAGCATCAAACAAGCGGTTGAGATCATAGGCCTATGCAGTATCCAGTCTGTTCTTGACATGATTATTAGGAAAGTACCAAGAATTAAAGATTCTATACCTCAAGGCGTAATTACAGATAAAAAACGCATCATATCTGCGTCTGATCCAGATGTCGCAGGTGCAGCATCTGATACAATAACTGATGTACATCCATCAGATGGAATCTGGGGCCAGCAATGAACCTAAGACTTGAGTTTGAAAAGTTTTTAAAAAACAATGGACACTGGCTATCCTTACGTAAAATGATATTAAATCCTAGAGACCAGAACGTTATTGATTCTAGCTCAGAGGGCGATTCTAGAATGCCCGATACAACAACTAGTGGCCACACATACACAGACAATTTAACACTGGCCAGGAGAGCTTCTTTTGGATTAAAAGATGAGCTGACAAGTCCCTTGGGGGTCGCATCTCCCACTTCATTTGTTTTTTACCTCAGACACAGTATGAATCCAACGACTTTAGATTGGATTGTTGAGTTAGAACTAAGCCCTACCACGAGAGAACCAGTGAAACCCTTTAAAGCTATTAACTACTATAACGTTAAGGACGTACATGAAATGCGCGAAGATAATGGTAAAATAGTATATTATAAATGCCTTTGTGAAAGGAGTATATGGAATGTCGATTAGAAATGACAACTTAGGCAATCCAATATTAGAGGACTTTGATGAGCTTACGCTAAAGTACTTTAATACTTCCCCAATAGCGCAAAATATAATATTTAACACAACGGATAAAAAACAGTACCTTTCTTCGAACAGATTGAAAGCCGATAGGTCGGCTAACATACAAGATCTATACGATATGATATCTGTACTATTGGAAAAGTATCAGATGTATTTTATTCCATCGGCAAAAAATCCTTTCTTGCTAGTTTTCCCATTTATGCTAGTAGCGCCAAAGATAGGCGATAAAATACGTAACCTTACTACCGATGACATATATATAGTAAAATATATACCAAAAGGTAAAGACAACAGATTTTATGGTTCAGTATTACTTGAAATCGGCAAGACTAAACCGCTGGAATCACATGATCTCAGATTTATAAATGCGGATGGTATCGGAGATACTGAGAAGAAACTTGTAGATTTTTATCATGCCTATCCGCTATCTGCTGCCAGTCCGCTAGAAGATAACTCCGGAGATAGGGGCGTATCTCAGGCTGAACCGTTTGTACCTACCGTCGTTGTTGAGCTGCGCCGGCAGGAGCCAGGCACCGTAGGTAAAAGACCGTTTGACATGGTAAAAGAAGCTAAGCCCAGGATCAGAGAAACGTATAAGCATCCAGATGACCCCGTCAACTACTCCATCCAGGTACGTGGACAATGGTATGATAATATACTCAGATTTACTTGTTTTGATAAGACAAGCTTTGGTGCAGAACGACTAATCTCCTGGTTTAATAATTTTTTATATAAATACGCATGGGTAATTAAGATAAACGGTATTCAAGAGATGCTTTACTGGCAAAGAAGGGCAGATCAAAATATCCAGGTTTGGAGAAACGACATAGTTGGTTATCCGGTGGAGTGGTATTTTAGAACAGAAGAGCATACAATAGAAGTGATACATAACATTACTAAGATAGACATTAGTGGTAGGGTCGCATGGAACGAAATGGCTGTCACCCCGCCAAGCGGGAAAAATCCAGGCGAAGATGGGTTATTGGGACCTTTCGGAAATAGATTTGCCTCGCTTTATGATGTGTTTCATGACGTGAGCGGAAATTACAAATACGGTAGCTATAATCAAATAGACCAGAGAAATAAAGACACAGGTTAAGTGAGGTGAATTAAAATGGTTGCTAATCTTGGAAATAGTGACAACTTACCAAGAGTAGATGTTACTATCAATGATTTTGGACTCAGGATTGCCCCGCCCGATTTAGGGCCTAAGGTAACTATTATCGGAGGGTTTAATCATAGCGGCGTAGTAGTCCCCTTGAATGAGCCCCTGGCAATACTCAATATAGGTGTTGCAATGCGCAACCTTAGAAACGATGACGGCACACCTTCTGAACTTACTCTTGCAATTGAAGAAGTAATTGGAGCAGGTGCGCAAAATGTCGAAGTCGTAGTTTCTTCGACAGGCAGAAATACACCATTCGAGGGAACTATTGATTCTACTTACGTTTCAAATCTACATACGGAGCTTGCTGCCACGTATAGTATTCTCGCAAATCATCAGGTCGATGTCATCTATTTAGCTTCTGCTTACGCGGATGGTTTTTCCACAGTCAGTGGATACGATACGGGAAATTCAAAGCATACTGGTCTTACAGATCATGTTGGATCCGACCTCAACTTTACTAAACAATTAGGTAATTTTTGTTACCAGCAAACTAAAGAATCTAACGCCGCCTTTGGCGTTATTGGAGTAACTCCAATAGGTAAAGTTGCAAAACAACTCATGTGGCAAGAAAATAGTGCTACTTCCGTAACTGCATTCAGTGGAGCCGAAGGTGCATTCTTTGACACGCCTAGCCTTGCATTAGTCGATGAATACGTAAATTACCTTACTGAATCAGCGGGCGACACTGGCATCTTTAATGGAACAAGCAGCAGTGCTACTGGGACCTATACTGCTGTCGCTGGCGCGATGTATGCCAAGTGGGACGCCTATCTTCACGGATCTGTTCAAAATGTCTCAGACAAGACTGCGCCTCATGCCACCTATCTCGCCGATTTCCAAGCAGCGGACATAGACAATGCTCTCGCCGTGGACTCGGATGGAAACAAAGTAGATCTCGGATCCTATGTCAGCGTTGTAGCAGGAGTTTCTAGGGCTTTTGGTTCTGAAGCCACTAAATTTGCTAACCTGAAGGGTGCGGATTCTTTAACATATATCAACAGTAATGGCTCAGCTGGATTTGCCGGCCTTGTCGCAAGCACTGCTCCATATATCGGTGTTACTAACGCTCCAGTGAATAGCATAGCTCCACTTAGAGCAACTAGCTCGACACAGGCCAAAAAGCTTTTACAACATAGGCTTGTCTCCATGGTTGGGAAACCTGCGGGATACGTAGTTACTTCCGGGATTACTGGAGCGTTCAATGCAGGAATTGGCGCCAGATCCGACTATGTCCGAATCACTACAATAAGAACGACTCAGGCAATGGCAGAAGTCGTCAGAGATGCCGGAGAGGCCTTTATCGGTAAGCCTATTAGCGGACCGTTTCTCGCAGCTCTAGAGAGTTCAATAGACACTGATCTACAAAAAGCTCTCAGGCGGGGCGCAATTAATGGCTACGACTTTTCAGTAGTGGCTACCCCAGATCAACAAGTTCTTGGGGAAGTAACTATCGATCTCAGCATGATTCCGGCCTTCGAGATGGTGACAATCAATACTACTGTTTCTCTCAGCAAAGGTGAAGGGTTAGGATAATGAGCACCCAGACAGCCGTAACACAAACTTACAATTCTTTTAGTGGCGTCGACATGATAGTGACGTTTGGTCCGAATACTGTTGGAGAAGTCCAGGGTGTTTCTTACACCGTGACTAGAGAAAAGGCCCCCCTGTACACTATGGGCTCCGCTAACCCCAGATCTTTCTCTAGGGGCAAGCGAGGTATTGCCGGATCTCTAATCTTTCTAGTTTTTGACAGATCTGCATTATTGAGCATTCATGGAGGCGCAGGGACTTCCGATGGAGTCTTCCTGAAGACAAAAGATTCCTCAAAAGGCTCTCTGTTGAATAGTCAGAACAATGGCAGCAACAGCGTTCAAGCTTCTAAGGCAATCACGGCGGCCGGGGTGGCCACTACCAGCACAAATGCGCAGGTCAGTCTCTCGCTTGGTCTTACTAGTACAAAACCTGAATATCATGACCAGCTACCTCCATTCGACATAACAATTTCTGCAGCTAATGAATATGGTCATGTCTGCAGGATGCAAATCAGGAATGTTGAAATAATGAATGCCGGTAGTGGGATGTCAATTGATGATATTACTACTGATGAAAGCTGTACATTTGTTGCTACCCAGATCGTTCCCTGGTACGCCCAAGGTCAAGTAGATCATCAAAATCAAATCAAAGTAGCACCTGCGCCATCTACCACATAATCAGTTTTAGAATTGTAATTTAGTGATTTTAGTTGTAAATAAAAAAAGGAGGGGCAGGAAGAGGAATTAATTTTCTTCTTCCTGCTAGCTTTAAATGCCTTTAATAGATCAACCTATCTCCTTTGCTGGCTCAGATATATTATGCTTGATAAGCTTAAGAGGGGATAGCTCGAATCAGATAGTAGAAATAGAAGACCGACTTCAAACAATTACAGTAACTTCGGCGAGAAGCGTGATGCCCATAAGACGGATTGGTGAAACAAACCCGATCGAGTATGCTAGAGGGTCTAGAACAATTGCCGGGTCTATGGTATTTACTACGGGGCTAAGAGACGCCTTCGTAGCGTACTTCGCGGATAAGTCAGTAAAGGATGGTGAACCAATGAGGGAGCCAACTTTATTCGTTGACCAAATAGCTAAATTCGATATGATTTTTGAAGGCCATAACGAAGTACAAGGCGTAATTGCTCACGCTATTCTGATTGGAATTACCCTGACTAACTTTGGAACCACGCTTTCTATAGACGATATATATACCGAATCCACTTTTACCTATGTCGCCGAGCAATATTTTCCTCTATCGGTAGAGAAGGGGTCATTGTCCAATAAGCAGAACCCCGGGGGTAATTCAGCTGCTATCGCACGTCATAGAGCACGGAATGCCCCAGAACAAAGCGTAGATCACGACCTCTATATATAATAAAATAAATTAAGTAGTCAGTTTCTAATCTTTAAGTATTTTTATGAAATTGAGGTAATCAGAATGGCGAAATCCCAAAAGAGATACTATACTCCATGTAACGTAGGCATTTACATAGGAGGACTTAAGGTATCAGATGCGTTTAGGGTCGATTGGGATGCAAGAGATTCTAAAACGCCGCTGTATGGATGGGCGGATGAAACCTTCTCCGGTATATCAAATGGGAGAAAAGTAGTTACAGGAAGAATTATACTTAATTATACACATCCTCAATACCTGACCAAACTAATTGCTGAAATGACTAGTACGGACCAAGAAGCGGGCATTCACAACCCGGAGCTAGCTGCGTTTTTCTCAAAAACTGGTACGGATAGGGTCGCATTTGTAGCAGATTTAGCCGCTAAAAATTTTACTGATCTGGTGAATAGTATTCCAAACCTAGAACAGTATGATCCAACTCTTTTCGGAAACACGATACGAGTACGTAGTGGCGGTGGTTCTAAGGTGCCACCTATGCAGCCTTATCAGATGAAAAACACTTTCGATATTGTAATCTCTTATGGTGACATGTCAAATGAAGATCATATAGAAACTACTATCAAAGATGCATATATAGTCGGGCAGTCCCAAGTGATATCCGCTTCCGCTACTGGCGGCGGAGATATCTCTTCTTCCGGCTCACCTATATACGAAGTATATAGCTTTTTTGCAAAAGAAATCGTTGCAGAACGCCGGGTAGCACGAGTACAATAGGTCTAGTTCGCCGGCCTCAAACACAGAGTGATACTCAATAGCTAAGGAGCTAATTTGCAAGAAACTACTGAGACAAAAGTCGAACCAGCTTTTAAAAATATGGAAGACAAGATTCCTGGACTTGAGGTTACTTGGCAACAGACTAAGGATCTTGAATGGAGTGATGAATTTATTTCTATGGTTCAGTCTGCTAAGCAGCAATTTAATAACGTGAATGTTATTAACTCTGCAGATGAATGGTTTATTATCAAAAGCCTAAACAGGAGAGAATACAGAAATCTTGTTCAGACACAGGCAGAAGCTATGGCTAAAGAAGTTGAGGCGGCAACAGACTCCGCAAACCCAGATGGAGTCAGAGCAACTCTCTCTATGATGAGCGAAGAAGCTGTTGCAGTACAAGGTGTTGTCTATCCCCCGCTAGATCTTGATCAGCTTAGGAATAAAGCTTCCGGGGTAGCAACGACACTTCACGACTCCATACTGGCAATTTCTGGCTACCAAAACGCACCTGCGCCTATTAAGGTGTAAGATGTGTTTCTTGATCCCAGACTTAAACAAAAAATACCTGAGCTTAGGAGAAAATATAAAGAAATTTATTTAATTGATCTCTCTGGTCAGCCTGACGAGCTAAAGGTTAGTCCCAATGTGCTAATTAGGCCTTTAACTCGTCAGGAATTTTTATTTTTACAAAGCGACATAGAATTAGGCTGTGACCCGACAGAGGAGCTGCTTAGATCATGTATCATCTGGCCAGAGATAGACTGGTCTAATGAAGAGAAAAATAGCCTATTCGACCTGCCTTGCATGTGTTTTGACCAGCTATCTAAATGTATAATAGACATATCGGGATTTTCTTCTAATGAAGATATCGCAGAAGCCTTTTCTCTAGCCAGGATAAATGTCAACTCATTAGATTCAGTGCTTCAGGCGGTAGTTATGGGGCATTTCAGCGGAATAACTCCTCAGGAATTTGACTCAATGAGTCTTACGGAAGTAGCCAAGTTATTCGCTATAGCGGAAACTTTTCTTCAGCAGCCTATTGACCTAAGACTATTTTTAGACACTGAATACGCAGAAAAACAGATGAGGGTTGCAAAGAGATCTGAAGAGAGGAATATCAGGAGGCAACTACCGAATACATTGAATTCATTATCCGTACCCAGCGGATGGGATTCAGTAGAATCTACGGAGTAGTTAAATGCCTTCAGAAAGAAACTCTTTCGATAAGCCAAGAGAATATAGATTTCATAAGGAGCTTATACAGGATCCCGAACGTCTCAGAGACAGAGTATCTGCGTCAAGAGATGATGAAGAATCCTTCGTAAAAGAACAATCATACCGACAAAATTATTCTGCAAGCAACAAGGCTGCCGCATTCACATTAATCGCTTCTGCAGCGAACATACTATCTAAGAGACCTCTCGGCAGATTCGGTCTAGCTTTAGCCGATAAGCTGACTATGGCCATGAACCGTGGCAGGCAAGTAGCATCAAAAACATATAATCGGTTTGCTGCCAACGTAGGAGACTTTATTGATGATGACTCTATTATACCTCGCCAGGATATAAGTTCATTATCCACCTTAGCAGACGACATCCCTTTATTGAATCATTTAGAAATATTCGACGATTTAGGTAATGCGCTAGATACTTTGGGTAAATTAAATTTATCTAAAAATACTTACAGCGGAACGAACGGTAGCGCATTAAATCCCGAACTTCAAAATTACGTTAATACTTTTAAACGTAAACTGCTGGAGTGGCACAGAGGGCATTCAACTCATGCCGATGGTGTCGAAGAACTGACAGTCGACAAACTTATTCAAATGTCTAAAGACAATGTTCAAAGAGCAGGAGTCATTGACCTATTCGGCGAAAAGCAGATAAAAGATCTTGAGAAAGCTCACGCTATCGGGCTCATAGATGCTAAACAAAGAATAGATAAAAGAATATTTTTAGACCGCGATAACGATAAAATATTGGACACTAGGATACTTAGCGGTAAATATCTGACACGCAATGTTGAGTCTGCTTTATCCAAATTTCAAATACCTTTCGCGAATATAACACTACAGGATATTTTCGGTGCTCCGATAAGACACCTTTATGGTAAGGGTGAATTTTCTGGAGTAATTAGAGATCCATTCTCTAAGGAGCCCACCAGAAGACGAGTTGTTATTGGTGGCGAGCTATACCGAGTAAATAAAAAAAGTAAACAATTTGAAAAGGTTGTTACGAAAGATGGCGACAAGGTACTACCTGTACAAATGAGAGTAGCTTCAAAGAGTAAGCTAGGTGAAGCCGTATTGGCGAAGAGAGGCCAGCTATCTTCCCAAAGAGTACGGAGCATAGAAGAAATTAGAAGGGAGGATGAAACAGGTCGGATAAAAAATCCCTATCTTAGAACATTTATGGAATTCATTTCTGCCGTATCAGAAGACACAGGAGTAGGTAGAAGATTCGCTACTCAAGAAGCAGTTGTAAAAAGAATTTCCTTAGATGCAGCCAAGAGAAGAATCGAAGGAACAAAAGTATATAGTAAAACTACCTTATATGACGACATAACAGAGGAGGTATCCAGAGAAGCAGGTGTTTCAAAAGAGACTGGGGAAAGCCTAGATATAGTACAGCGAGCTTTTCAAAGGCTTAAAAAAGTATCTAGGGAAGATGATAGAAACAGAACTCGTTCCGCAGATTATAAGAGAGAGATATTTGCCACGCTGGGTGACGAAAGCGAGATAAGATATTTAAAAGTAGACCCCGACTCCGGCGCCTCCTCTCCAGTAGTCAAGCAAGTACGGGGCGCATCGGAAAGTGATATCGGGCTCAGAAGAACAAGTGAATATGAGGAAATTGCCGGCGTAGGTACCTCCATTACCCCGCTGAGAAAAATGGTTCCTTTAGATAGTTACGGATATGAACCGGGGGCAGCCGGAAGAGTACTAGACGTTCTTAATTTTATGACAACTCGGCTCAACGACCTTATTGGTGCAACTGCAGGTATAGGATTCAAGCCCGGAGAAGGACCTCTCGGCTTTGTCAAAAATGCTGCTAGGATATATGGTATGGCGGCTGCGACAGCTGTCGGATATGAGGCCTTAAAGTATACTGATTATTTAACAGGTATACCTACGGGTGGGTATAAGGCATCCAGTCTACTTCTCGATCTATATGGCGCAGCCAGAATATCTGCTCAGTATCTAAGAGAATTTTCTATGTTATCTCCTGCAGCAAGATACATGGAAGACTTGATGCCAGGATCTATAGAGAGTAGCGCTTCGGATTTTGTTAGAACCATAGCTCCCTTTGCTATAGCATTAAAGATGGCACCGTCTAAAGGTGGCGTATTGGCAGGCGCTTTAGTGTCTTCCCTTATTGGGGAGCTACCTTTTCCCGGACTATCGGAGAAACCAAAAGAAACAATAGACAAACTAAGTGGTGAAGAACTTGTCCCCATGCGTTCTGGCAGATACTGGATGCTTGGGAAGCAGCCATTTAAGGGCGGGAGAGTTCAATATTTTGCTCCAAGTATGTTTGCCAGGATGCGATCTGAGTATAAATACACCGATACACTATATGGCTCACAAGCAGAGTATTTTAAAAACGTAAGTGCCCTGCCTACACCGAGCAATCTTTTTAAGATTCCTGATCTCCTCGGGAATATACTTGCTCCTATCAAAGAAATACCACTTTTAGGTTCTATGATGGAACATGCGCCTTTGATAGGGTCAATGTTCGAGCCTAGCGGATCAGAATATCTTGCTGAAAAACATCGACTTAATAGGCCGTATCCCACGGCTTTTGCCATAGAACAAGTTTCTAATCACTCTATCGGAAATCTTGCAAATCCAGGAGCCAGCACCTCTAGACTTAGGGCCTACCAAACACCTGGTGAAGTTTCTACAGAAATGGGGAAACAAGCCTATCCGGGTGTGGCTAGTAGCCAACCAGTAATGAAGCCAAATTCAGCGCACAGATCTATTCAGCAACTAACTGAATTGTCGGGCATATATAAATTTGGATTATGGGATGTTCCTTTCAAGTCAGGTTCTCCGCCCTCAACAGAAATGGCTGATCCCGGATATATGAGCTCCGTGACTAGGGCGTTTTATGATGAGAGTGTTGGCGGACTCATTGGGCATACAGAGCTTCTTAGAAGATTTGTATTATCCGATTATAATTCAGCTCAGAGGCAAGCAGTAAATACAGTATCAAACACTATGCCTGTTTGGCTACCCGGTTCACGATCTAGCTTTAAAGGCAATACTGGTGGTTCGACATATCCTGGAGATCGTAATTTTCATATAGATTTTTCCACTGGAGATCCCTATGCGAAAATACCTCACGGAGAATTTAGATTACCAGGTGCTGCTAGAGAACGTGCATTTAGGTTGCATAGCGGAAGTCCCGGAATATATGACTCCGTTGATAGATTTCTAGTCCTAGCGGATATCGCACCAAACTCCGAATCGTATCGACATTATAAAACTCTAGTTGAAGCGCAACTAGCTTCTGGAACTGTTGACAATTACTGGACCGGCAAAATAGTAAAAACGCAAGAACATGTAAAACAAAAGCTAGAACGTTATGAAACGATAACAAGGAAGTTTGATGGGGTTAAACCCCAGATTGGTAAGTTCCTTGATAGAACTGAAGCAGAAAAAAGTGAAGTAGGAATAAGAACTTATTATACTCTGCCTGAGCAAGCAGTTGGAAGTGCTTGGGAAGTATTTACACACGACATAGTAGCTAGGGCTGGAATTACAGTTCCAATACTTGGTCCAATGCTATCAAATAAACTGCTCCCAGCCAGAGATGAGCTTGAAGCTTATGTCAAAAGAGAAGTTTATGATACAGATGAGTATGATTGGACCCAGCCATATACTACGATGATTAGACCTATGCATGAACAGTTGAAAGCGACCGATCCCCTCACTGCTACGATTGGGGGATACGTCACAGGTCAACTTGTGGGTGCGAATCCTATCGCCAGGCTAGCATTCTCTGCTGCGGGAGCTATGTATTTCGGCGGAACATCTTCTATGCGAGCTATCCAAACAGGCAAAATAGAAGGCGGATATGTACCAAACTATGTAACCGATAGACGCAAGATAGAGGAATATTTTGATAATCTAGAGTATTTAAAATACAGACGATTAGAAAAAGAAGCTAGAGAAAAAGATCTTGGTCAAATATCTAGGCATTTTACTGATCTAAAGAGACGCACAATAGCATCACTTGACTACTCTTTGGGGGCTAAACAATTCGTAAGGGACGCCGTCATAGCCTTGCCGGGTAGAGAGAAGCAGTTATTTACTGAATCCCTAACTGCGTCAATAGATAAAAAAGAACAGATACTCAATTATATACCTGAGTATTTAAAACCAGTATATCAGGCGGCTTGGGCTAAGCAGGGAGATAATCAGTTCAATTATACGAATATGAGACAATCTCCGGATGCTAGGATGGCTGAGTACTTCTCCGCCCACTCCTTACCCGATAGAAACTGGGCTGGATTTAATCCCGACGTTCCCATGAATGCAGTCAAAGTCAAGACGATGGACTCTGTCTGGGGCTCTCCCAGTCAAGACTTACATCGGATGGGTATATTCGCATCAATTGGAGATCAGTATAGGGTTGAATTTCCTTCTCCCGATTTAAGCGTATATAATTTCTATAGTCCATCGGGCTATAGCGCTGCAGCCCAACAACAACTTGAAGCCGAGCTCTTTAACGCTGGGCTAACTGATTTTCAAATAGAAGAAGACCTTTCTTATGGACTAGAAAATATCATTAATTTTGATATGACAAAAGTTAATTCTTTGTCGAGTTTCTTTTCTGAATCAATTAATGTTTTAAGGAACTAAGATGCCACAGACCCCCCCGTACACAGGTGCTGACGATACAAAGAATCCAGCAACAAGAGCATATCAACTACTTATAAATGACTTAATTGAACAGGGTCGAATAACCAAGGAGGAATATGCCAGCTTAAGCGCAGATGACAAAGGATGGCTGAAGAAGAGAGTGACTATCGGCCCGGAAAGTGTCAAAAGCCAATTGAAGCAGGGTCAACTACAAGAAGTTTTGAACGAAAAACTTAACATCCATGCGGACCAAGACGTAGTAACTGCTTCACGGGGACCTGCTAACAAAGTTAACAATCTCAATCTACCAATATCTGGACCACATGAGTATATAAGCACAACGCTTAACACAAAAAGCACCCTCATAGGTGCTCCGGGTGAGCTTAAAAAGCTTGGATATGCAACAGAAGGACTAGAGAATCTATTCACTACGTTGCGACAAAAGGGCGCGACGATAAATCTGTCTGGTGGTGGACTAGAGATCTCCGGGATGGAGATGAGTCACCCCGTCCATATACCTCTATTTGGTAAAAGCTTAGACGCGGGCAGAGCGGGCGCTAAAACTGCTACTCAATTGGCCGAGGAAGGAGTTGGTGGCCTATTAATGTTCCGCCGCGGATCAGTATACACCCATGTCCCAACTATTGCTAAATATTTTGAGACAGGAGCAGCAGAGGAAACAGCAACAGGCTTTCACCTCAAAGATATAAAACAATTCAATGAATATTTTTATGATGAATTAAATAAGATAATGAAGAGCGAGAAGATTAAGAATCTCCCCGAGACAGAATTACGCGGGAGATTAGAGACGGAAGTGCGAACATTATTAAATCTACAAAAATCACGAATGCCTGGAGAAGATACTAAGGCTGTCAGGGTTACCGATTCCGTAGAGTTTAGTAATCCAATGCAATACTCTGGCAAAAATCCTTTGACTAGGCATCAATTAGGATTTGCTAATCAAGTCCTAGTGGACGTCCCTGAGGGGACCGAACTTTTCAATCTATTACACAATGAAGCCAGGGCAAGAAGAGCGAGTCAGACAAGAGCCTCAGTATCCGGAGGAGATCGTCAGTCGGTTGCAACTCTTATGAGTGCACACGATAGTGCGAAGAACGCTGTTCTAGCCCACTTACAAAGAGTTATAGCCGACCCGACAGCGCCGAAAAAAGAAAAAGATCTTATTAAAGAACTTAATCTTATGTTTGCTTCACAAAGCGCAGAATGGGTATTTAATAATGCCATAGTCACAGAGGATGCAAAAAGAACTTTTATAAAACTAACAAACGCAGATATAAAACAGCTTTCTATTCTACCGGCGCAAGTCAACTACGAAAAAGGAAGACAGTTCTATCTATCTGCTGCCCCGGTAAAAATAAATAATGTCTATGAATTACCGGGATCCGTAGCTGCCATTATGGGCCATGCCCCAGATCTGAGCGAAGGCGAGACAAGTATCATACCGGGCATTAAAGCAAATGTCGAAGCCCTAGGTGGTGAAGGTGAAGTTGGCCTAGGAACTAGATCTGTCGGCATACAGTTTCTCGATGATAGATTAAACAAATCTATTTTCGGGGACGCCAGCGCTATGATGTCTGGAGAACTTGCCAAAAGACTTGATATTGATCCCTCGACTGGAAAAGGTAGAACATCTGCAACAGTAAATATATCAATGGGTACGTATGGAGCAGACGGGAACATGCGAACTATCCTGTCTCAGGAATTATATGACGCCATAAAAGAGGCAAGATCCACTGCAAGTGTTACCCAAACACTAAACTTTGATACTCCCTTTGCTTTATTCAAGCACATAGAGCTAACGGACAAGGATGGCGTAGCACATAAGATTATCACAGATGATGCTGCTGCACTTCCCGTGGACCAGGAACTCAAATTCCAGAGCGGGCAAAAATCAGTCTCCACGACTGCCGCAAAGCACCGAGATTTAACGCATGCGAATGATATATTGAGATCAGTTAAGCAGCGGGGTATGGATCCAAAGACTACCCAAATTCATGGAGTTAGAATCAACAGTTCGACAGGTGAACTTCAACTAATTGTCAATGATGGATCAAAAGTCAGAATGGATAGTGGATATATATTTGAGGGGCAACGATTTAGCGCGCAAAATATTATAACTAAAGATCAGACTAGAAGCATCTTGTCAAATCTCGGCTTCAGTGGAGAGGAGCTAGAGAAGTTAACTAAATTAGGTGTTGTCATGGGAGACCTCGGTTTAAGCCCTGATCCCAAAAGACCTTCTCATGGACTTAACACTACTCTGTTAAATAATTTAGCTGAAGTGATTAGGGGGGGCACCTCAACTGCGCCCTATTCCCCGATTGATACATCGACTCAAGCCAGCAGATTTAATCGGGATGCTGCCGAGAAACTCATTAAGCACTTTGGTGGCCACTACAGAATGGTTACCCTAGAGGGCGGCGACAGTACTTATCAATTCGCGGGCTTAGGTTCTAAATTTGACAATATGATAGACGACAAAGTGTTCACGACAAACTTTCAGAACCTTCTAGCCGAGCTCGAGCAGAGTCATCAAGAGATAGTCTCTGACTTCAGAAAGCGAACTCTTGTCGAGTTACCTGATCCCAAAACACTGCTAAAGCACACAAAATCGTTCAATAAGGTAATAGAAGACGGTAGAAGTATCGAGCTAGATACACCCAACATTACAGGAGCCGAAAAGAAAAGCATAGACGCGTTAAAGAAACAAAAGCAACTCCTCAGGGCCCTAGGTTTTTCCAATGTAGCAATAGACCTAACAACTGCCGCCATTGTTTCTTTCGGTGGCCAAACAATGATAAGACAAGAAGAGCCTTTAGCAAAGTTAGGCACTTCTACCGCAAAAATAAGGGTAAGAGAGTTAATGCTCTTATCCGAATCCCTCGACATGTCGCACTTCGCAGATCCTGTCAGTGGAGAACCCCGGTCAGCTGAGGAGCGCGCGAAAAGGATCAGAAAGGCCAAAAAACGTGTGGGTCTAGATTATATGCGCAGTAATAAGGCCATGTTTATGCCAGGCAATGAACATAGTCTGATAAAACAAATGGCCACACAGCCACACGAGGAGGCAAGACCTGTCTTGGCGAAAGGTAGTGCATATAAAAAGATTATAGAGTCCTTTGAAGGAGAAGAAATAGGTACGGTAAAACGTATCTCCGGAAGATATTTAGGTAAAGATCCAAAGACCGATAAGATGGTTGGACTCTTTGATGAGCAAATAATAACTGTTAACGAAGATAATCTGACAAAATCAGAAAGAGCGCAAAAGAGGCGAGGCGTTAATGTTGATAAAACACTAACTAGCAAAGTCAACAAAGGTACACTTTCAGCACTGCTTTCTTCTCCGTCGAGCGGACAGAAGGTATCTATTGGTCAATTGTCGGAGACAATTCTAGGTCTTGTTAAAACAAATGCCGAAGGAAGCGTTGCTGTTCTATCTGATCAGGCAATGCTAATGATGGGGCCGGATGGACCCATGCTTGTTCCTTCGGCAAAGGGTATGGATCTTAAGTCTGAAAAGGGATTTTTAAGAATCAGCAGGTCGATGAAGGAAGACGTCAGTGTGCTGGAGAAGCAAATATCTGAATCTCTTGGGGAAGGCATAAGCACTACGGAGAAAACTAAAGCATATTACTTGAAGTTACTTGTTGAAATCGAAGAGATGGAAGCTAATCGAGCAGGGGGTATGGATGTTACAGAGGATGCAGATAGAATTAGCGGGAGACTAAATAAGCTCTATGGCTATATGGCGCAAAATACCCTGTCTAAGGCAGGAACTTATTATAACGCCGAGCTTAGCTCTAAATATGTAGATTTTGCAGGCAGGTTTAGACTTCAAACACTCCCCGGACTAGAAGTATTTGAAGTTGGTTTGACTGAAGCTGCCTTGAGGCGTATGGCCGATGGAGGTCGATTGGGCCAGCAGGAAGCCTTGCAAACCACCGGGTTTGGTATAGACGCCATTATTGAGAAGCTCAAAGCCGGGGATGATTATTATACGCATGTATACAGAGAGCCCATATCTAGTGGCCGCCAAATGATGGCCATGAAAATAAAGCTTGTAGATGACTATCTGGAGGAAGGCCTAGACGAATTTGATTTTGGATTTAGTGCATTCCTACATAAGTCAATGACTAAACATGCCATGGATGGTGACTACGATAAAGATTCGGTTACTGTATTTAGATTAAACTCTCTGAGCCAAGAAAATATGAAAGGGATATATCGGGGACAAGAAAAACTGATGGAGGACATATTAACTGGCCTGGCGGGTGCAGATGAAACATTAATCAAAGAGGCCTTTGGTGTTGACCAAATAAATACCGGCAATGTGAATGAACTGCTAGACAGTATGGCGGCGGGAGGAGCCAGCAGAGATAGAATAAGAGTACATAGCTTCGACGCTATGATGAAGTTATCAGCACATGGTCATGGTACACCTATCATTGAATCTTATTTGGCGGGCAGATCATATGTAGATCATATGATCGGGATGACCATGGACATGTCTCAAGACAGCAAAGGAAGACAGGTACTGCAGAATAATATGGTAAGGGCTCTTGGGGTAGAGAAGGGGGAAAGACTTACAAAATTCATACACGAGGCTTCATCCTTATTCATTCGTCAAGAAGGTGATGAGATAACTCGATTGGCAACATATAACTATACAGATGCAAGAAACTTGATAAAGTACATGTTCTTGAAGAAAGCCGGACATGGGAGAGATTCAAGCGTAGGAATTGAGATCGCCGATCTATTAATAAAACATTCGGATGATTTTGGGGGAGCAAGCGCCGAGAGCCAATATGCGATGGTCAATTCGATTATCCATCACGGGGAAGGGTCGAGACAGAGTGGTACCGACCTGGTCAACGATCTAGCCGAGAAGCTTATAAAAGCCGCAGGTATGATTGGCACTGATGAACTCAGCGATATAGATCCGGTATCGCTAAGTCTTCTGCAAAGATATGCAGGGCAACAGGAGAATCTTACGGTAGCCTCACGAGAACTAGCCAGGCAGATGCTATTCAGTAATGCCGTCGGTAGCCTATATGTAAATGATCCCGGAGGAATGCCGGGAGAAAATATACTTAAAGATTTTGATACCATAATGAGGCGGACAGGTGGTAGCGCTGCTGGCGAACTTAGTGGACTCCAAAGTGCTACTGCCAGAGGATTTATTCAAGCATTAACCATGGATCCCACGCTGATCGAAGAAATTGACGATCAACCGAGAAGTGTAGAAGCAGCTAGGGCGCGCCAAAATGTAGCTACACGAGCCATGGCGGCAGCGGTAGCTGAAGATGGTGCTGCAGACTCAATAGTCCATGGATCAAAAGGAATTGGTGGCGCTAGCACCTCAAAATCCGCTTATACAAATGCCCTTATAAGTGGAGAATTTTTCCGTAAATTTAGTCAGAGCAGATTTTTTAAGCCTGCGGCAGCTATAGCTGGCGGACTTGCAGCAGTAGAGACTATTCGGTCCAGTATTAGCTCTGTGTCACCCTACAGCGTACCTGCAATGGGTTACGCTAGTGCGAATACTATGCCTCCTCCGCCTATAATGTCTAGTCCTCAGGACCCCAGCTTTAACTCAGATGCAATACAAAATACGAATGTAATCAGATTATCAAGAAATTATGGTCAAAAAACTAGACTTAATGTATCGGGCAAAATGGATAATGCGATAGACTTCAGGGGAATAGCCAACGAGGTTGGCTTAAATAATGGGTATGTTTCCAATATTCAAGGTTCTTTCAATTATACGAATAATGATATAATGTCATCTAATAACTACGAACAAATCCTAGCCAATAAGATGGGATCCAGTTTTTAATGCCAAACACTGGGGATTCGCCAACTATAGATACGGTCATGAACTTTTTATCCGATACTGGGATAAATGGGACACCACGTACGTTCACTAGATCTGATATGACTCAGTATCTATTGGCCGGTGACATTAATTCTATCCTTTACGGCGTCGACATCATCCAGGACACCGGGAATACATTGACTGGTGATCAAGGCGAACAATACCAAAAGTCTTTTGTAGCCTACGCACTTAACTCAAATAGCAGGGCCCAAAGACGCGCTGATCCCTCCACTCAAGGTAGCTGGGGAGAACTAATTGATATGACCGGAGTAGACAATCAGGACTATAAGGCTCTAGCAGCAGATATCGGGAGAATCGGTAAAAAATATACAGAGCTAGCAGAATTGTCGAAAGGAACTAACGAGATTGAGGACTTAACAAAAATAGGATTTTATTCTATTAACGAAGAGGTAGAAATCAAGGCTGGTGACCCAGCTACATATCCCAGGGTAATACCCTCTTCTATTAAAATTCAAGAACAATTGCTAAATAAATCAATACCGACCGTACGATCAAAATCCGTAGGGCTTTCTCCTGACCACAGATCTAAACATATCGTTCATTTAGACATTCTATACCCCACATATGAGGCTTTCGCTTCAGATGCAGCTGGATACCCCAGTTTTATCAACTTGCTTAATATGTTTAAATATCTGCCTATAAATACAATACTCTCCCCCGTGCTCTCTAGTTATTTTTTATCAGAGTATACTTTTCCCGGACTGTACTCCCTGCTTAGAACAGCCAGTGTCAATCAGGAAATTGAGACGCCCTCATTAAATGCGAAGCAATCCAAAAGACAGTACGTGGAAGATCGACTCAATGCACTTAGCTATGAAGAGATTCAGCAGTTGGTGATAAACAGTGATCCAGATATAGACATTGGACTTAGCGCCATTGTCGAAAGCTTATCTGTAAAAGCTTTCAACAATGTACCAGGGGTGGACCTAGTCGATAAAATAGCTAAGCAATTGCCGATATTTCCTATCCCTGTATCTTTTAAAAGCGCAAGTGTTCAAACACTTCAAGATATGCCAGGTGCTATTTTAGCCCGGTTTGCCTTCTCGATAGTGAACTCGCCGGCTTTCCCTTACGGCAATGTAATGTATAGAGACGATGCTGCCAAGCCTTCCTTCGACGCATCTGATTGCAATTGGGGCAAATACTATGTCTCATTAGCTAGTAAAAAGCAAAAGGAGCAAAGTGAAAAGCAGCTGGCTGGTGTAGACGAGCTGGCCCAGTATTTGACTAATCCAAACTACTTCAGCCTATATTATAGCGATTTTATAGAAGGATTACTCAAATACGATAGCTCAGAATACGACCTTTTAGAAGACTGGGGTGCTAGGAAAGAAATTGGAGTTATCTTAGAAAAGATTTCAGGCACATTTAATTCGAAATCTATTGAAATACCAATAATGAATTCTAAGTTCCCCAATGTACAGTATATGGGAATGCACAATAACGGTTTTCAATTAATGTTTATAACTAAAAGTAAAAAAGCGATATCTGATTTAATGGCATTAAAAGCAAGAATGCTAGACTATGAAAGAAAAGGAACCATTCAGAATTCTTCTGCAATTATAAAGAACAAATTTTTAAACGACCTAGGTGTTTATCAAGTTAGTCCACAATCTATCTCGGTAGAATCTAATCCCGATAATCCTGAACTATACCACCTTACTATCTCATTCGTTGAGAATAGCCAGCAACATGGTGTTCACGAAAGACTAGAGCTCGAAAGCGGAGTAATTGCGTTCGACAGAATCAGTAAGCTCAAAACTTATTTTTATGATTTATATA